TAAACTTGATGACGAAACAGCAGATGTAGACACTTATGCTTCTCCTGCGAATGAAATAGAGTCTTTTTATCAAACAAGCTGGTTTCAAGGTAACAGACCAACTTTTAAGAAACGTTGGGGTAAACCAAGAAACATCGTTTTATCAGACAATACTGCTGTTATAGTCATGTGCGTTTACAAAGATTACAGTTTAGCAAGCTCAGATGTGTGCTATTCTAAGACTTTTTCTGGTCCTGGCGCTGCTGCTACGTGGGTTAATGATGATGGATCTACTGGTACGGGCGTGTGGGACACCTCTGAATGGGCTGCTATAGGCACAGAGGACATATATGGGTTCGCTCGCTGGCCTACAGTTGGGACAGCGAAGGCTATTAGTTTGAGGTTTAGTGTTACTCCTCAAACGATAGATGGGGTCATGCAACGAGGCAAATGGGGTATGACTTCCATCGTAGGCATGTATAGGACTAGGAGATTGCGTTAAATGGCGGCTTTAGCTGTAACAAACAACTTCACAGCAGGAACTTCTATCGTTGCTTCACAAATGAACACTAACTTTAGTGACGTTGTGACATGGGCGACAGGATCACCTAATTTGTCTACAGCAGGGCAAACAACGACTGTTAGTGGTGCTTTAACTGTGACACAAGCCACTACTCTTAGCAGTACGTTGGGTGTTACTGGTTTGGCTACATTCTCTGATGACGTGTTTTTGGCAGGTTCTAACCAACGTCTTGTTTATGAAGGTTCTGCTGCTGACGCTCACGAAACTTTCATAGCGGCTACTAACCCGACTGCGGATCGTACAATAACGTTCCCTGATGCCACAGGAACTGTAGCCCTCACGTCTGACATTACTTCACCTACGTGGAATGACGCTAATAACATTCTTACTAACTCGGTTTTCAATTAAATAAAGGAAAGGCAATATGGCAACATATTCAAAACAACTACTATCAGGTGGTACAAACGGCAAGAATATTAAAGTTGCAGCCACAGCGACTGCTGGCACAACTATTCACACTGCCGTGTCGGGTACTTCTGATATGGATGAAATCTGGTTGTATGCCTGTAACACCGATTCATCGGACAGGAAACTGACCATTGAATACGGTGGTGCAACATCACCAGATGAATTAACAGAAGTAACTATCACAGCCGAAGCAGGTTGGGTGCTTGTATGCCCTGGTCTACTTTTGCAGAATGGTCTTGTGGTTAAGGCTTTTGCCGCATCTGCGAATGTTGTTAACATCAATGGTTTTGTAAATAGAATAACTGCTTAAGAGGTCTTATAGTGTTTCGACAAGATAGGACTAACCCTAGTTCTGCGGTTTCTACGTGGAAGGGTCGGAAGGATTTGCCGAAGGCTAATCCGTCTACGGCTGTTTCTGCGTGGATGAATGGTGGTTTAGGTGATTCATTCAATGCTATTACTGCTACTGGTGGCACTACTAGTGACTTTACTTACAGCGGCGTTTTATATCGTAGTCATGTATTTAATTCTTCTGGCACATTTGAAATTACTGCGAATCCTGATGGTCACACGTTTGATGTTTTGATATACGCTGGTGGAGGTGGCGGAAGCAGTAATAATCGTGCTGGCGGCGGCGGAGGTGGTGGCGAAAGCGACACCGAAGATGTTGCAGGTACCGTAGAAAGTTTTACTGTTACGATTGGTGCGGGTGGCGCGACTGGTGGTATATCTTCATTCAAAGGTGCCAGTTGGACTAACACATTCTTCTGTACAGGTGGTGCCAACAGGGGAGGTGCCAGCACTTATCATGGAGGAGGCCCAGCAGGTGAGCCTCTTACTCAATCTTCAACCCCATCTCCGACTTACGGAGGCGGTTTTGCAGGAGGAACTCAAACGGCAAACAATGGCGGTGCAGGAGGCGGCGGCTCTACCGCAGTTGGTTCCAACACAACTACTACTCAAGGTGCTACTGGTGGTGCAGGATCATACCATTTAGAATATGGTGATGGTTGGGGTCGAGGTGGCGGCGGTGGCGGCGGTCAAGGATGCGTATCCGCTTGGAGTCCAGGCATAGGTATGAATTCTACTTATGGCGGGGGTAACGGCGGCTATTCATTATGGGCGCCTAATGGGGGTTCTCCTAGTGTTGCTGGTGCTACTAATCGTGGCGGTGGTGGAGGCGGAAACGGTTGCAACATGCCTAATGCCGCGTCTAATGGTGGTAGTGGAATAGTGGTAGTTCGTTACGCTTTAGAGGCGGTTTAAATGGCTCATTTTGCTCAAATAGGTGATGACAATATTGTTGTAAATGTGGTGGTTGTTCCTGACGAGGAAGAAGATCGTGGTCAAGAATTTTTAGCAGATGATCTTGGTTTGGGTGGAACTTGGATTAAAACATCTTATAACACAATGAATGGTGTGCATTTATTAGGTGGTACTCCGTTAAGAAAAAATCATGCTTCTATAGGTTACATTTATGATCCTCAACTAGATGTTTTTAAAGAACCTGAAAGTCTTAAACCTTATTCTTCTTGGGTTTACAATGAAAATTTTGTATGGGTGGCTCCCAAAGAACAACCCGAACCTGATATAAGTAAGCCTGAATCTGAACGTGTGTGGAATGAAGAAAACCAAGAATGGGAACATAGGGAGGGAACATGGTAACAACTCTTTTAAAACGACCTGTTGGACACACTCTACATAAAAGTGAAATAAAAGTAGAACATGTTTATAGTCACAATTTTGTGAACATTTATGATATGCCTTCTTCGGTTGTTGGTTGTGAAAAAATAATTAAACATGCTGAAAATGGTGAATGGGAAGATTCGGAGGTAATAGGTCCTGATGGTACTGGAGTAGTTAATCCAGAAGTTAGAAAATCTGTTCAACAAAATTTTCCGTCTTATAATTCACCTAAAGAACATTCACCTATTTTAAGGTATGCGAGTAAATGTTTAGAGAATTATCTTGAAACATTTCCAACAGCGAACAATTTTACTTCTTTTGCTGTAAACGAAGATTACAACATTATTCGTTATGAAGAAGGTGAAGCGTATCATGCTTTACATTCTGATTTTGTTTCAGATTTTAAAAGTCCTCTTAGTCATAGACATTTAAGTGGTGTGTGTTTTTTGAATGATGTTGAAACAGGTGGCGAGTTGGTGTTCCCGCAACAAGATTTAGAAATAAAACCTGAAGCAGGTTTGCTAGTTATTTTTCCGAGTGGGTGGACTCATGCTCATCAAACGTTGCCTGTTGTTGGACAGAATCGTTATGTTTTTCAACTTTGGTGGAGTTTTGCGTAATGACTGTCGTATACCAGCCCACAAGAAAAATGGTAGGCGAGAACGCTCGCTCACTCGAATACGAATTGTTAAAAATCCAGGAAAAGCTGGATGATTTAGAAACCCGCGTAACGGCGTTAGGCGGATAGGAGAAACATGTCAGGAATAAGATACAACGCCTCACAGTACGGGTCGTCTATCGGTGACCAAGCATTAACAGTGTCTGATAGCGCTGTTGCTTGCACTGTGCCGACTGGTGCTATAGCGGCGATGATAACAAACGGGGCTGAACCTATAAGAGTGCGTTGGGGAACCCCGACAGCTTCTGTAGGCCACTATTTGAACCCATACAGCGTCATGGATTTGTACCAAGACGACTTAACAGATGTGAAATTTATTAGAGCTGGATCATCAGATTCTGATATTCAGATTACTTACTTTGGATAGGGAGTGTTGCAATGAGCGTTCAACGTATAAATCAACGTATTACTCAGACATCTACGGGCGACATTTCGGATGTCACTGCTGGTACTGCTCTCAGCGGAGGTGGCAGCAGCGGGGCTGTTACTCTCAATGTTGTTGTAGAGACTGCCACTCTTGTCATTGCGGGTCAGGTTTTTAACTAATGGCTTTCGGTTCTGCTCCGTCTTTCGGGACTAATCCTCTTAGTAAAATAAATGTTGGTGACCCTTATGGGACTACACCTGCTGCGCGTCTGCAAAGAGCGTTGGCTGGTTCGACGTTTTCTAAGAAGGGTTTGTTGACTGATTACGGGCAGGGCAAGTTTGATATAACTAAGGGTTACAAGAAGCAGGTTCCTCGTACTTCAGCCCAGTTTGCTAGTCGTGGTTTGGAGACTTCTGGTTTGAAGAACATGGCGTTAGCGGAGCAGGCTGCTGCGTTTGATCGTCAGCGTGCAGAGTCCAGGGGTGCTTTGGATAGGGCTTTGTTTAATTTGGCGGTTGAGAATTTGGGTAGTTATGGTGGTTATTCGGGTTCCAGGTTTGAGGATGTTTTGGGTACTGCTGCGGGGCGTGCGGAGCGTGCAGCTCAGATTAGAGAGGCTTTGGCTTAATGGGTGGTTTTGGTATTTCGGGTCAGTCCATTTCGGGTGGAACTAAGAAAAAGAAGTATGTTGATCCTCGCGCTAACGCTACTAAAGCTGTTTATGAGAGGCATTTAGCGGATCAGGCTCGTCGCAACAAGGTTGCTAGTAGTACTGTTCCTTCTGATCCTGCGTTAAGAGGTGGTCCTTCACCTGTGATTGCGTCTGCTTTGCAATCTGTGGCTGATCGTGCTTTGTTGGGGCAAGCTGCTCGACCTGTTACTACAGGTTTGGGCAACAGGGCAGATCAAGCAATGTTAAACAGTTCTCGTCGTATTGCGACAACTGGTACTGGTGTATCGCCTGCTGCTGGTGTATCGCCTGCTGATAGGGCATTGATAAATAGTGCTACTCGTGCCACAAAAACTGGTTTAGGTAATAGAGCGGATCAAGCTATGTTAAATAGTGCTATTGCTTCAAAACCTACTTGGAGTCCTCCGAGTGGGATACAAGCCGCTGATCTTGTCGGAGGCGCGGCAGGCGCAGCGATGTTTGAACAAGCAGTACGCGATCAAGCAGACCCCGCTGATGTAAAGTTTTTCCCAGGTGTTGATGGTGCGCCTTCTACTTACGATATGGGTGCTGGCGCTCCTCCAGCTTTAGGGTACGATCCGACTCCTGAAGATCCTGTTGATGCGTATTTGCGTGATTTGGCTGCGATGACTGAAAAGGAAAGAATTGATTTAGCTGAGACTTTAGGTGCTTTTGACAGTGAGCAAGATTATTTAGATGCTTTAGCTGGTAAAGGTACTTGGGTTGAAGGTAACTACATTCCCGCACCCGCAGATGTAGGCACACCCCCTCCTGCTGGTAGTCCCCCACCCCCTAGTGGTACTCCACCACCTCCTCCTGGCGGTACCCCCCCTCCTGTTGGCGGCGACATGGGTGTTGTCGGTGGTGGCAGGCCTTTAGACAGGCAAATAGGTATTATTGAAGAAGCATTATCTGAACGAGAAGCCGCTATAAAAGCCATGGTTGATGCAGGTGTTATTGATATTCAAGCGGCGCAAGATTTGTACGACACGGAACGTGAAAGAGTCTATGAGGATTTTATAGCTGAACAAGCAGGTGTCATGGCAGGATTTGAAAGCGACATGGCTGCTGCACAAGCTGAACGTACTGCTGACAGAAATGCTTTGAACGCCCAGTTGATCGCAGCGGGTATAGATCCTGCTCTGGTCGCTGACGAGTTCGCCATGATGGATGCCACCTATCAGGGTGGTCGTGACGCTGAACGAGACTATTTGGATGCTTTGGGTCGCATAGGCACTTCCGCTGATGAAGACAGGGCTTTGTTGGGTGAAGCTGTGTTTGGTGGTTTCGGTCAGGACTTGCGGTCTACAGCAAGGGAGATGGATTTGAACGCTGCTATGTTGGCTGCTCAGGATCGTCAGACGGCTCGTGAGCGTGGTTTGTCGTCGGATGCGTTAGCAGAGTTCACTGGTGTTTCTCCTGGGGCTTTGTTTGCAGGTCAGTACGCTAACATAGACACTCCTGGTATTAGAGAGGGGCGTTTACAGAGGGCTGAGAGTGCGCGTCAGTTTGATGAGGCTTTGTTGCAGAGGGAAGCTGAGAGTGCTTTAGACAGGGCGCAGTTGATTAGAGATAAAGCGGTTGATGATGAAAGGTTCCGTATGCAGATGATGTCTCAGGGTATTGATCCTGATACGGGATTGTCTTTATTTGATCCTGATGACCCTATGAAGTTTTTAACTCCTGCTCAAAGATTTGAAGCTATGAAAGCGGAAGAATTACCGCTGACTACATATTTCCCGATGGCGATAGCTCAAGCTCAACAACAGGGAATCCTTGACGAAAATGATATAACAGCATTGTCTAGTTTGATAAAAATGAACCCTCCTTCTAATGACGCAGAGTTGAGTGCTTTGTTGGTGCAAGCTGGTATCCCTGAGTTGATGGATGTTTTATTAGATATGCGAAAAGGTTTATTTTCTGAAGAATTAGCTAATTTAGAAGAAATAGCTACTTTAGCGGGAACTGACGACGATGACTATGAACCATTCTTTATGGAAGGCTCTCCCGCTGAATACATCAGACGAGAGGGATGGTCTGGTCTTAATCCTTTGGGATGGGATTGGGGTGAAATGGGCGGTGTGCAGAAACTCGAAGAACTTGGCAAATGGGCTATCCCTGGCTTATTTAGGGATTAAACATGGCTTCTCCTTTAGATGAAGCGTTAAAAAAACTTCGGGCAGATTCGATGCCTAATCTTAACCCTACTAAGGTGGTCGATAATCCTATAGGTAAGGCTTTGGCTTCTCCGAGGGTGCAAACAAGTTTAGCTGAAGGGTTTGCGGGGCTGAAACCAGCCGAATCTACAACTAAAGGTCCGAAAGGGATCTTTGGTGAAGCATTAAACCTTTTGGGTTACCCTAAGTCTTTTATAGCTTCCACAGCTAAAGAAGCGTTTGACCTTGTTCAAGGTGAAGGTTTCAATGTTAATGATTGGTGGAGACAGGGAACCACAGATTACGGGATGGGTGATCTGATACGAGAAGAACGCACTGCTACTGGTGCTGCTTTAATAGCTATGTCTCCTTTCACTATGGGTGTGTCTGGTTTGCTGGGTGCTGGTGTTCTTGCAGACAACATTCATTTAGATCGCACTATAGGTTTCATAGGTGACGTAGCGGTTGATCCTTTAACTTACATGGGTGGTTTCAATATAATCACCCGTGGTTTAGCGGGCGTTAAAAAAGCTCGCATGGGGTTAGTGTCCATGCAGAAACTTGGTGCTGATGAACTGTTAAGAAAAGGCATAGCTTCAAGTGCCGATGAAGCCGCTCAAATGATAAAAGCTGTAGACGAAGCTATTGTTGCTGGCGAGAAGGTTGGTACCATGTCGGGGATTGCGCGTAGTCTACGCAAAACTCCTGCTGGTCAAAAGGTCGCTGAGAATCTTGGTTTCAATCCTGGTTTACGTTTAAGGGTTCCTGGTACGGGTGCTGTTGCGAGAACTTTCAGAGAGTACACTCCTGAGTTTCTTAAATCCATGACTGATAATGTGAAGATTCCTGGTTGGGCTTTTAAGCAACAGTTGAGGAATGTTCCTAAGTTTTACAAATCTAAATATGGGGCTTTTCGTGTTGAGCAAGCTATGAAGGTTGCTCGTGCGGGTCAAGGGCGTAACGCTAGTAAGGGTGCGAAGCAGGCTTGGAAGAAGTTGAGGGATGAGTCTCCTGAGTTGGCTGATATTGCTGGCAGGGCTGTTAAGTCTGCTGTCGAGTTTGCTGTTCCTAGTGTTGGTAAAAACGCTTCGAGGAGTTTGTTGGCTGCTAGTTTGTTTGGTCGGGCTGATTTGCCTGTGACTTTAACTAAGGGTGCTTTTGAGAAGGTTGCTCCTAAAGCGTTTCAGAAAACTAGGGAGATGTTCACATCCACTTGGTTGGATGAGTTCACTAAGTCGGGTGATGCTAATAAGGTTGCTGATGGTTGGTTGATTGAGGACTACAGTCGGGCTGCTCGTGGTAAGAAAAGTTTTTATTCTCAGGCTTCTAACAAGTCGAAGAAGGAAGCTTTGCGTGAGTTTAAGTTAGCTGGTTTTGATCCTGTTGAGGATGCTGATTTGTTGTCTCAGTTGGATGAGGCTGACATTCTTTTCCGTGATGCTGATGGTTCTGTTATTCGGGGACCTAACGGCGAGTATGTCAACAGGAACTCTGAGTGGTTCCGTCAGCTTGATCCTCGTTTGCAGGCTTTACCTGATGAGCAGTTGCAACGTTTGAAAGCAACTTTGTATGCGGGGCAATCTGAGCGTCGTAGAATTTTGAACGAGGTTTTAGGAGCTGTTTCTTCTGTTAACCCTAGGGGTGGTTGGGCTGCTGCTGACAATTTGATTGACAATGAGGGCGACCAGTTTTTGCATCGTTTAATCAGCGATGAGATGAGAACAGATTTAGGGTTGGATGATTTGTTTCCACGTTCGGGTGACGCTTTCAAGGCTTCTGATCCTAATTCGTTAAAGACACGCAGATGGAAGTATGTTAAAGACGATGGTGGTGATGTTACTGCCAACTGGGTGGATATAGGTCCTGATACGGCTTTGTTTGAAAAGTTCCGTAAAGCGGGGCTGTTGGTGGAAGTAGACGGAGAGTTTTTTGTTATTGATCCGAGAACAGGTTTGCCTTTCCAGTTGCAAGACCCTGCGTTGGTGGGTCGTAGTGTGCGTCGTCAGATGGATGAGGTGTTTGAGGAGGCTATAGGTCAGAAAGCGTTTGAGGGTAACTGGGCTAAAATTATTGATGATGGTGATGCGAGAATGGCTACATTTTTGGAGAACCGTTATTTGCGTAACAGGATAGATAAGCTTGGTTCAGAGTTTGACGACTTGTGGGGGGCTGATCGTATGTTACCTCCTGGCACTCCCCCGCCTGCGGGTCCTATCAACATAGGTGTGATACGTCACACTCCTGTAAGAGAAATCGAAGGACAAAAAGCCTTACCTAAACAAAACATTAAACGTTTAGAAACTTACACGGGTGATCTGAACTTAGAACAAGCCAACCTTCAAGCCTACACTGACGGTCTGTTTGCTACCGCTGAAAATAAACTGACAACAATATCTCCTGGTGGTACCGTAACTGGTTTGAGTGAACCTTTGAGAGCTTCTATTAACATCTGGAAACAGGCTCAAAACAGGATAATTGAGATAGTTCCTGAAAGTAAAATAATTATCGCCAGGTTAGAGAACATAGCCGACCAGTTGGATCAGCTCACACCTGACCCTAAAAAGGTAGCTGACATGAAATACAAGGTTCCTGACACGGTGCGTCGTCTAGTTGACGAAGCTGAAGGTGCTGCCGCACGTTTAGAAGAATTGAAAACAGAAATAGAAGAAGCTATTTTACCTGCTCAAAGAGCGCAAGCAAGAACTCTAATAGGTGAGAACACAGAGTTCAAAGATCTTAATGATGCTTTCAACACGATGGTGTTAAACATTGACAGTAATCTTGCTCACATAAGAAACGATTTGTTTCCTTATGTAAACGAGCAGGCTCGTCGTTTGAATCTTATGGACCGAAGCGTTCAACAATTAAATTACATAGGAGACAGATTCGCAGGGTTGCCTGTAACCTCATCTTTCAAACAGTTAAACATGTTCGCTGATGAAGTAGATGAAATTAAACGCATCGACAATGTAGTCAAACATAAAGAATATTTAGATGCTACTCCCGATATAGAAGTTTTAACCGACAAGGTGCTTGCCGCTCGTCAACAGATAGCTCTTAATGACGATCAGGTTAAATTAGATTTAGCTTTATCAAGGGATAACATAACCCGTGAAACTGTAGTCGAACAATTAGATAAAAACGCTCAGTTAAACGAGTTGTTAGATTCTGCTACTAACGATCTTTTAGCCGCTCAATCTGCTGCGAGTGTACGCAATCCTTATCTTGCTAGTGCCGCTGTTATAGAAGGTATGGCAGCAGCGAGAGAAGCTATGGAACTATCAGGCCGTTACGTTGAACCCGCTATGGAAAAAGGGGGCAAAGCGTTAGACGACACGCCAGGAAAACTTCTTGCTATCCCCAACGATCCTAAAACCGTAGCTCTGGTTTTAAGAGAAGGTGTCACTAATTACAGAAATACTTACATTGAGAAGTACGCAAGACCTGTCAGGGGTGGAGGTGGTGGACCCTCAGGGCCATCAGGTCCCAAAGGTCCTACAGGTAATGGCGGTGTGTCAGGCATGATGGGAGGCGGTCCTTGGGAAGATGAATACTCTGGGATTTTAGAAGCGTTTGCTTTCTTGAATAACCCTAAACGTTTCGCTTCGAGAGACAGCACTTTTTGGAAGGGTTGGGACAAGGTTCAGAACTATCTGAAAGCAGCAATGATAGCTACTCCAGGTTTCATTAACCGTAACATTTTCGGTGCGTTCTTTAACGCTGCTATGGATGGTGTGAACCCTGCGGAGATTTTACGTTCAGTGAAAATGAGCAACAGGGTTTGGAAGTATGCAAATTGGGAAGCTGAAGCTGGTAGACCCATGTCGTTTTTAGACGCAGCGCGAGAGTTGGCTAAAACTGACACAGATTTTGAAGATTTCGTAGGGTTGATTGAGATGGGTGTGCGTGGCGGTGGTCAAGCTGTTACTGCCGTGGAGATGCAACAAACAGTGGGTGGTCTTAAAAGTTTAGATTACGTGTTTGGGCTTCCTGGTAAGCGTGGTAAACGTGTGGGTGGCACTGGTCAGGTTTCTTTCGCTCCGTGGTCACCTCAGTTCGCTCCGTATCAGGCGGTGCGTGCAGCTAATGGTTGGGTTGAGGACATGATCCGCATAGGTGTGGGTATGGACACTTTGAAAGCAGGCGGTTCTTTGGATGATGCTTTGAATCGTATAGCTAAAACACAGTTTGATTACTCTGAGTTGACTACATTTGAGGAAGAATGGATGCGTAGGTTCATTCCGTTTTACACTTGGACACGCAAGAATCTTCCTTACCAGATAAATCAGTTCGGCAGGAACCCTGCTAAGTACCGCAGGTTGATGGCTGCTAAAAAGAATTTAGAGTTAGGCACCCAAGAGGAGGGTGTGGTTCCCGACTGGTATTTGGAACCTTTCGGTATCAGGCTTCCTTTTGGTAATAAGGGGGCTACTGCTTACACGGTGCCTGATTTGCCGTTCCAAGATTTGTTGCGTTACGATCCGACAGCTCACGGTATAGGTGAGGTTGTTAAAAATCTTGGCTGGCAGGTAACTCCGATTGTTAAAACTCCTATTGAGGTGGCAACTCAGGAACGTTTCATGGCTGGTATTCCGTTCAGGGGTAAGTATCAGACGGTTCCTAAACCTATTCAAGCTATGAAGTTTCTTTTACCAGTGTTGGGTCAAGTGGGGTGGGCTAAGAAAGATCCTGTTTCTGGTGAGTGGCGTATGAGGGATCACCACATTTATGCTGTGGGTAACTTGTTGCCGACTATCGGAATGTTGCGTCGCATCTGGCCTAATGAGGAACGCTACCAGAAACGTCAAATGTCTACACTGTTCTCTGTTTTAGGTGGTTTGAATGTCCAATTCAACACGCCTGATGTGCAGTATAGTTGGCAAAAGAGCCAGCAATGGGAACAAATGAGACAGATGCAGGATATTGAAGATTTATGGAATCCTGACAGATGACGGGACAAAACGGAGTATAAATAGATGAAACACATCTCAAGAAAAGAATGGGGCGCTCAACCGCCACCAAAAGGAAAATTCGACAAACTTAACCGTGCCAAAGTTCAAGGCGTAGTCATCCACCACTCAGGTGTGGAGAACGGACCTAAGAACTCTGACGCTGTTAAAGCATTTGAACGACACCACATGGGTAAAGGTTGGGATGGTATTGGCTACAACTGGCTTGTAGACGAATCAGGAACCATTTTTGAAGGCAGAGGATGGGATAACCGTGGAGCTGGAACTAAAGGCTGGAACAGTCGTTCAATCAGCGTGTGCTTTACTGGCTGGGGTTTTAATAAGCCTAGCGACAATGCTTTACGTTCTTTACAAACAGTTGTTGATGCCGCTGAGTACCATTTCGGCAAAGGGCTTTGGGTTTCAACGCATCGCAAAAAGAGCCGTGAAGGGTATACGACGTGTCCTGGTGACTGGTTAGGTAACTGGGTTGAGGGAGGCATGGGTGTCGTGGAGCCTCCTGAGACTGTTGATTGGGCTGCGATAATCCAGTTCTTTAAAGATTTACACGAGCAGGTTAAGAAGACTCCTTTGTCTCGTCCTAGCCGTAGTCGTGGTTTGCCTGTGCGTTTAGTGCAGGGAAAATTAGTGGAACGTGGTTTCAACCCTGGTCCTGTTGACGGGATTTTCGGTAAGAAAACTGTGTCCGCTGTCAGAGAGTTTCAAAAGACACAAGGTTTTTTGAAGGTTACAGGCGTGGTGAACGGTGACACGTTCAGCGCCTTGTTCATACAGTAAGGAAAAATTATGCCAAAAGGTAAAGGATACGGTCCTTCGTTTCAAGAAACGTTCGGGTCGCAAGATGAGCAGCCTTACAACTCGACTTCTTCATTTAACATGTGGGATATGAGTCAGAAGGCTAAGAAAGCCGCATCTTATTTGCGGAACACTAATTTGGGCAACGCCAATCAAGGTGGCCGCCCGTTTGGAAAGTAGGTTAAGATGCCTCACAATTTAGATGGTACTACTCCTAGCACTGATGCTGAGAGTGTGGTCGTGTCGAGTGTGACACGCCCTACAGCTAATCTAGGTACGTTAACTGGTGACGCTATGTTACGGATGAGTAACGGTATGCGCGCTAAGTTCGACGAGAACGACTGATGGGTCGTAAACCTAGAAAACCTAGGTACTGAAGATGCCTCTTAAACGAGGATCAGATCAGAGAACTATTTCTCAAAACATAGGCACTCTAATCTCGGAGGGTTACAAACGGGATCAGGCTGCCGCCATAGCATATGATAAAGCTAACAGGAGTAAAAAAAGAAAATGAAAAACTTTGGTGATTTATTAGAAAGAGCCGCTTGGACATTCGCCCAGGCGTTTCTTGGTGTGTTTGTTGTAGCTGACTTGTCGTCAGCGAAGGGTGCGGGCATCGCAGGCTTGGCTGCCGCTGTGTCTGTTGCTAAAACCTTCGTTAAGGATCGTGTAGCTAAATAACAATGGAAGAAAATGTTGATGTTGAGGAAAAATGGCAGGAGTTTCTGAACGCTGAAGGCTGGCAGATTTCCAAAGAGATTTACGACAATCTCCAAGCAACATCAAGAGTGTTAGACACTGATGATGGAACCCACGCAAAATGGTCCTCTAATGGAAAACTTGGGTTACTGTTGGTGTTTGATGGTGATGAAGCTGATGCCCTTGTCGCTACTTACTTCGCTGGAATGGATGGTAGTGACGAGGCTCAGTCTTGTTTCGGGATATGGGTAGCTTCGTTGATGAACATGTTAGACGCTTGCCTCGGTGACATGCCCACTGACGGGCAGATCGAAAGTCTTTAAGTCTAACATTATTCCTATGGTCGCATAGCCGATCAGATCTTTGAAAGTGTCAGCTAAAGGTTCCCAACCTGGGTCTGCGTGTATA